ACGTTGTTGCCTGTAGTTAATGTGTAAGTGCCTGAGTCGGTTACAAAGTCAGTTGTTGTAAGTGCAGTAGGTGCGCTTATTCTTATTTCGTTATTGCCTGTGGCTATAAGAGTAACGTTATCGCCTGCAAGTAAACTTTTAAACAATACATCGTTGTTACTTGAGTCACTGTCGCCGTCTTCTATGCGTTCTACAAATAAACCTTCACCCGATCCACCGTTGACAACATCAAAGGTGTCGCCGATACGAAAATCAACATCGTTAAACTTTTGGTTTATTTTTCTAAATGCAACACGGAGCTCATCGCCTGTTCCGTCGTTTGCAATGTTGCCAATGTTAATAAGATCATGTGAAGACATATTATGCAGTATCTCCAGTTACTAACCATTCTGAAGTAGATAGTTTAACAGCTCTTACGCTACCAAATCCTGGTATTGACGGTGCGCCAGCCGCTTTGCTTACTACCTGGCTAGCTGTTCCGTCAATTGTTATAGGATTAGTTCCGTCCATGTTTGCAATTTCAACATATCCGCCTACTGGAATTGCTGTACCAGCAGCGTCTGGCAATGTAACTGTGACAACACCTGCGTCTCTAAAGGTTAGTACTTTACCTAGGTCAGTTGCAGCAACGGTGTACGTAGTACCTGCAACATCATCAACTGTTTTAGTAGTACCACTAACGTTAGTCCAGAACGTACCGTTGTATACTTGGAATTCGTCTGCATCAGCTACAAATACAACTTGTCCTGCTGTAGGAGTAGTAATCGCTGCATCTCTTGCTGCATCGTCTGCGTAAGGCTTTAGGTTAAGCTGACTTGTGCTGACAATATCGTTATCAACTTCGCCGACAATAAGCCCGTTTACACCATCTACTAACAATGCGCTATCGTCGCCGAACACTGAACCAGTAAGATCTCCGTCGACTGTGTTATCTGAACTGAACTCCTTCCATACACCATCAAGATAGATAACAACTTGCTGGACTCCTGTTCCTAATGGATTCCATCCCGTTCCGTCGGCAATTGCAATGGAACCGTTTTGGGGAGAAGTCGGAGCAGTGTCAAGTACTGCTAGCTTAGCATAACCGTTAACGTCAAGCGTTGCAGACGCGTTCTCTTGGTTAACTGCAAGGCGTCCTAAGCTGTCAAATGACATAGAAACAGGATTGTTGCCTTCTTCAGCCGCTTGGTTCAAGAAAACGTACTTTGTCGGAATGTGCGTACTTGTTAAGGTGCCCGCAGGGTCGGCTTGTACGCCCATTGCGTTAGCCACTTCGGTTTGCGTACTAGTCTGTAACCCGCCCCAGCTAATAACACCAAGTACGTCTCCGCTAGCAATATCTCCTCCGTCTCTAATCGATTCAAATACTAGACTTTGCCAGTTGTCTGCTGCCGACAGGAATTCGCCTGCTGTTGTGCTAGCCGGTTTCATCTCAACGACCATTTGAGACTGACTGTTAGCAAGGAACGAGCGTATGCGTAAAGCGTTAAGTTCGCTTTCAATAACTTCGGTAGTTACTAATGGCGCAGATAGTTCGTTTGCAGATACTGATTTCAATATCGGATCAATGATTACAGTTGAATCGTCAGCAAGCACCTCTCCCTGGAATGTACCTTCAATGCTTGCTGCAATAACACTCCCAACTGTCAAAGTGCTTGTGAATGAGTCGTAAAATACCGAACTATCACCGCCGTATATAATATCGGCATACAAGTCTGGAATTACAGCGGATCCAGCCAGCATATCAATATCTATAGAGCCGCCGGAGATTGAGTCAGTAAATAGGTTGGTAACAAGGGCGTTATCAAAGTACCCAGCTATCCATTTAAAGTCCTCGGTACCGAGTGTATAAGTGCCGTCTTGACCCGGAGACAGGTTGCTGTTTATTGAGCCTGAAACAGTTAAGTCGTCGATGCTTAGGTTGGCAGAGGAAATTGTTTCAACGTCGATGTCCTGAAAATAACCAGTAGCCCATCTAAAAGACGGCGAACCGATGTTATAAAGAGCATCTGACTGAGGCGTTAGATTACTGTTTATTGCACCTTCTAAACTAACGTTATCTTCTGTGCTATCACCTAGGCTTATATTTCCAGTCGCGGTTATAGTACCGTCGATGTTAATATTACCAATGCCGACTATGTTATTGTTGTTTAAGTTTAAATTATTGTCAAGGGATATAGCTGATACGGTGCTAGATCTTATTGTATCTGTGCTTACAATCGATGATGTAAGTGTACCGCTAGTGTCAATGTCACCGGTAATATCTATATTACCAGTGCCAATTACGTTGTAAGTGTTTAGGTCAAGGTCGCCGCCTAGTGTTGGGTCTGTATCTGTTACGATAGACGTGCCGCCACCAACGCCTCCACCAATAAGAGTGCCGCCAGCACTTACACCGTCGCCGACGTATACTAATTTAGTATCTGTAGTGTATATTAGTTCGCCGACTGCTGGTATAATGTTCTGGCGATCTGGATCTGATCCGCGTCTTAACTGTAAGGCCATTACTTGTAACTCCTAATATGAATGTTACAAGTATTTATCCAAGTTTTAGAATTAGCAGACTACTTCTTACGCTTCATGAAGGTCTTTGTTTTTGAAGTAATGTCCTCTTTTACTTTTTCGACGTCAAGTATAAAGTTAACACCTTCAATAACATCCTCGTACTCTTCAAACAAGTTTTCGAGGCTGTCCTCTAATTCTTGTGCTTCTGCGTCGCTGGTTTCTTCACCAGCTTTTTCGATTTCAATAGACCACGTATTTCCATCGGTAAAAGTTACTTCAACAGAGCTGATATACTCGACGGGAACATATTTGATTTCAATCTCGTCAAGTATACCTGGCCAGGTGTCTTCGCCCTTAGGAGTTTCAGACTCAGCCATTCGTAGTAGCTTTCTTTGATCCCGAAGTAGTTGGTTTCGTGGTCTTAGAAGTCGCTTTTGGTTTCGCAGTTGTAGTCTTTGCCGCTGGTTTTGCCTTAGGCGTTGGTGATAGCTGCTCGGCTTGGTCTCTTAAGGATTTAGCTTCAGCCTCCATTGCGTCCGCTTGTGTACGATAGTCGTTAGCTAATTTTTCGTCAGTTAACAATCCGGCGTCTTCTGCGTATGCTGCTGCTGGGTCTGTTTGCGGCGGAACCATTTCTGTTGCCGCATCTGGATTTTCGGATAGATGCCTTGCCTTCTCTTCTTGGCTATTAATGCCTAGCGAGAGATCGTGCACAGTAATACCACGCTGTTCAGCAATCATCTCATTAAGTTTGGCCAGGTTAATGCTAGTTTGTTGATTTGGAATCATCTCAATGTCTTTGGTTGCAGTTTTTACTAGCTTGCCTTGTGTGTGGAATGCTTGAAGCATGTTCCGGCCGTCCGGCAACGTAGTGCGCTGCATTGCTTCTGCTAGTTCGTGTGCTGTTTGTCCAGCATTGCTTTCAACAAGGCGCATTAGTGTGTCGTGTTGATCAGCATCTAGTGACTCGCTGTTTACAACCAAGCAATATTCAGGTGCTTGTGGAACTATTCGATATGCAACTACGCATCTTTTTCTGCTGGTTACGTGTCTGCCCACGTGTTTTAGATCTGGCATATTATTCCCCTTTTGGAGTTTCTACTGCGGGCGCATCTGTATTGCCTGCACCGGCTTCTTTCTGCGCTTCTTGCTGACGAGTAATCTCGTTTAAGAAAGCGTCGAGTTTGTTGTATGTCTGCCCAACTGTAGCCATCTCGCCTGGCTTAAAGGCTCCACGCTGACACGCAACGTCAATAATTGACTTTAACGAAGCAAGGTCTTGTACTGAAAGGTCAGGTGCTTGTTCTTGTGTTTGTTCTTCGGCCATTAAATGTGTCTCCTTGTATAATTATATATGCCGTTGTACTTAGCGGTATTTCAAATATGGACAGGCCAAAACGAAATAGCTGGCTTCTTTGGGATCCTCGAAGCCAACCTTAACGACACTGTTAACGGAGTTGTGTTGCAGATCAATGCCTATGCCTACGTAAAACTTGCCTTTGCAGTTTTCGTAGATCCACCTGACAATACTGTCGTGAGTATTGTAGACAACGGGCATCGAAACACATTCGAAGCTGGGAGGCAGCAAGTCCACTTGCCGCGTTCCCAGTAAGTTGAGGTAATTTGGTGCTTTCTTTATCATTCTGATAGTTCGTAGTGTGCTGTTTGGCCAAACGGCGCTTCCAGGTTCTTGTCACGGTTCGAGTGAATAACAAACACTGTGTCGCAGTAGTCTTCGTCGCCCCAGCTATTCCATGCGTAACCATCGGTAAACATGATGAATTTCTTGGGCTGTATATCATTTTCTTTCATGTAATCCCAGTTGGCCATAAACTCAGTACCGCCACCACCTTTGATTTCGTAGTCGGTAAGCTCTTCGCCACCGTCTGCACTAAAGTCTTGTTCGCCGTAAACGGCAGTGTCAAAGCACCATACCTTGATACGATAGTCTTTGTACTCGTCCATGATACCTTTAATTTCACTTAAGAAGTCACGTGCTTGACTTTCGCCAATTGACCCAGACATATCAAGTGCAACACAGATATCAATTGTTTCGTCAAAGTCCATGCCTGGCAGTATAGCACCAGTCATCTGGCCTTTTCTGCTTGGTCGAGCAAACGTAAAGTCGCTGCGTATAGTGCTCTGGATCTGCTGACGTAGAAGTTCGCGCCAGTTCATCTTAGGCTCAGTAAGCTCTTTGATCATACGAGCTACGCCCGCCGGCACATTACCAGCGCCTGCGCTCTGTGCAGCACTCAGCATGCTCTCTTTGACTTCGTCTTTAATCTGACGCTGCTCTTCTTCGCTGAGCTTGCCCGGCTTGTTACTAACACGATTACCGTTCTTGTCAGTAGATTCCTCTCCTTCTTCTCCGTTGCCGTCGTCAGAGTCCCAGTCAACGTGTTCGTCTAGCATCTCACCCATCTCTTCAAGCTCGTCTTCGGCTTTCTTGAGCAAGTCGTCGTAAACGTCTTCTGAAGTCCAACCTTCGTATTTGAAGTCCTGGTAGCAGTCAACAATCTTAGGCTTCTCGCCGATGCGATCACGTACCAACGTGTTATTTACAATATAGTCTGCCGCGATGTTGTACAGCATCGGATGACGTTCACCGCGCCGACCCAAGTGATCAAATACGCAGTGCAGAATCTCGTGAGCAATAACAAACTCAATTTCTTTGTTTGACATTGCGTTAAAGAACTGCGAGTTGAAGTATAGATTACGCCCGTCAACAGCCGCAGTCGGCAGCCAGTCGTCCGCAGCCAAGATTCGTAAACGCGTCGCCATGTTGCCGAAGAACGGGTGACGAAGCAACAGACCTACTCGCGCGATAATAATGCGATCGAATACTTCGTGACGCATAGCAGTCAGCGCATCTTCAGTAATGTCCGGATTCGGCTGCCATTTTGACTTGCCCATGCTGCTGTCATTCTTGCTCATAATAAACCTCTTTATCTAATTTATCTATACAGTATAGCACCTGACTGCTACTCTGTCAACGATTAAACCAACCGCAATGCCCTGTATATGCCGGCTTCGGTTGCTCAACGTATTTAACAGTGCTGTTGTTGATGTCAACAGTACAATGGATGTGGGGACTAAAACCATACGCACCCTTGCTGCCACATTCAGTAGTTACAACACCACTTTCGGGCGTGTCGTACAGTTTAGTGTCGGCCGGAAGTTCAAGACTCTTGACGTTCATCTTCGACTTCATAACCTCGATGCTAAGGTCGTTGTCGCGCCATTGAAACCCGTAGTCTTCGCATGAATGATAAACATGAACAGTCTTGTCGGTGTAGTTAACAGCTTGTCCGTTACATCCTTCTGGATCGTAGTCGTCGTCTTGAGTACATTTAAACGCGCCTAGGTATCTGTAGATGCGGTCAAAAGAACCAACGAATGGAACACCGACTTCGATCTGTGTTGACTGCTTGGTCTTGGGCTTTTGTGCTTGATTGAATGCTTTTTCAAATTCAGCAAACGATTTGCCCTCGCGCGGAACAAAGTAGTAGTTCGCTCCTGCAAACCTAAACGCCATAGGTGTTTCGATAACACCGTTAGCAATCTTACCTTCGATTAGGGTTCCGATCAACCCGTCTGTGCGAAAGTCAAACAGTAGGTAACAGTCTCTTTCTGCGTTGTACACAAGCGCCTGCGGAATCTTGGCACTCTGTCCACGACTGTCGACTGAGTTGTGCACCAGGCTGAAGGGGAAATAGTTCTTCATAGTCACTTCGAACCCTACTACTTCTATCACGTCACGCCGGCCTCCTGGCCCTGCTTTGTAAGCAGTTGCCCAACGTCTTGGATTGTCTGCGTCATAGTGAGTAAGTCTAGGCCAGCTTGCATAAACGTTCTTGCCTTTGACTTGATCTGCTTCAGGCTCGCCGCTACAGTAAAAGATGATTTCGTTACAAGATTTAGTCATATTGACCTCTTTCAAAAAAATAGCGCAGTTTTTACGCTGCGCCGTTTACATCATACGCCTTGTGCAGCTTTGATGTACTTACCGTACTTGTCGTGGAACTCGTCGAAGCACTCAATTGCGTCTGGATCAATTGGCAGATTGTACTGTGTTAGTGCCAACTTGATGCCCATTACTACCAGCTCAGTTTCGAAGTTGTCCATTGAGAATCGCAAGAAGTTGTTGGCCTTGTCGTCGAACTTCTTATCGTTCTTGTCACTGGCTTCTTTTAGCTCGTAACACAATGCAACAGTCAGCGAGTACATTGCGCTGATTTCTTTTGACTCCATATTCTTAACCTTGCCTTCAAGAATGTCAGCAGGGTTAGGCATGCTTGCAGCAACTCGACGGTGTGCCATAAACTTAACAGCCAGGCCTTCGCCGATTGAACCACTAACCAGGTCGGTAGTAGTAGCGTCGTCAATGTCGTCTTCGATCAGTTCTGACACAAACGTCCATGAACGCGGGGTAGCGAAAGAGCGGCTTGAGCTCTTAGGATCGAAGTCGTACAGGTCTTTCTTCGCGAAGGTCAAGTAACCGACAACGTCTTGGTGGATGCTGTTGTCAACAGCCCACTGGAACCAGTCGTCAAAGCTGACCTGCATTTCCAAGTGAACGAAACGGTTTGCCAACGGCGCCGGCATACGATAAGTTACACCCTTGTCGCTTTCGCGGTTACCAGCAGCAACAATCATCACGTTGTCTGGTAGCTTGTACTCGCCTACGCGGCGATTAAGAATAAGCTGATAAGCAGCCGCTTGCACCGCTGGTGCTGCGCTGTTCATCTCATCCAAGAACAGGATGATGTGTTCGTGTTGATCTGCCATTTCTTGGTCCGGCAGTTCGCTCGGCGCGCCCCACACCATCTTGCCCACGGTTGGGTCAAAGTAAGGAATACCTTTGATGTCGGTTGGGTCCCAAAGGCTTAGACGAATGTCAATTACCTTGGCTCGCATTTTGCCAGCAATCTGCTCAACAATTTCACTCTTGCCAATGCCCGGCGGCCCCCATAGGAAGATAGGACGCTGCTTCTTGATAGCATGAGTAATACTGCGTTTTGCACTGTTCGGGCTGACTGTACGTGCTTGAGTTTCTGTTGCCACTTTGTGTTACCTCTGTCTTGTCGGAATGCTTGTTAGTTTCGTCTACGTTTTATCTAACGTGTCTATATATAATAGCATCATTACAGATTCTGTCAACACTTTTTTTTAGAAAATTAATCTTTTTGTGTAGGACGTTTCATCGCCTTGATATAACCATACTTGCGAACGTCACCTGAGAACAACGTGAGCTCGATTGCCTTCCGTTCGTTTAGCACAAGGATGGACTTTTTTGTTAGGTAGTAAGGACAGTCTATGAATTTGTCTAGATAAACAATGACTTGTGCGGTAATTGGCATTTCTTCAGGGTATGGAATTTCGTATGTCTTGAGATCCAGTTCTTGGACAACTTCTAGACCGCGGTCAGTAAGCCTCATTCCGCACTTGTCTTTGTTCCGAATGTTCATCCACCACGAGTGCATATACTGTTTAACTGTGCTCGGATCTGTGCTCTTACCGAGTTCGTTTAGGAAAACTCTAGTATAGGTTTCTTTCCAGTTCATTCTTTCGTAACCACTTCGCCGTCCGTGAGCTTGCGCACATCAAATTCAGTCGTGTTGAACATCTGGTTTAGTTTTTTAGCGAGGTTGTGTGCATGGCCTTCATTTGAGAAGCTGGTTTTCTTATACTTAGGGCCGGGAAAGTTAGTAAGTGCGTTAGAGCTTTTTAAATTAAAAGGCTGCCCTTGGTAAAAGACAGCCCATATTGCGTTTGCAGCTAGGACCTGTTCGCTTCTATAAGTCTTTTTGTCTATGTTTTCTAATAATATAGTGGGTGCTGGTCTGCTCATTTGCGTAATCCTTAGTTAACTACGCATATATTTATCTCTTTTGCACCGTTACCAGTTGTTGCCGCCGTCTAATCTTACTTCGATCTGTTCTTCACCTGAACTAGCGTTGTCTGTAATCAGCTTTTCAAGGTCGCCTTCGAGTCTGCTCATTACAATCCCTAGGGTAAATGCCAAGTTCTTGGCCTGTTCTACTGTAAGACGGACTTCGCGTTGCTTGCTAGCATCTGCTGTTTTTACCTGCTGTAGAAACTGCTGAATAGGAATTGTGTTTAGTGGTTCATTTTTCGGCACTTGACAGCTCCTGTCTCATAGTTACCGCATCTTTAAACGGGCCTTTGAAGTTGTAACGTTCGAGTGTGCTTAGCTTTGGACAAAACGATTTAACCCAACCTTTGTCAAATCGGATGATATAGTACCCGGCGCAGTATAGACTACTGCTCTTTACGCTTTTAGTAAACAAAGGTAATCCTTGTTTTACATTAAGCATTGCATTGTAAGGAGTGGTTGACACAGGGTACCCATGCACAATCTTTTCAACTTCGATTCCGGCATCTTCGTTTCTTTCGAATACGGTCTTGCCCAACTTGCGTTCAAGCTGCTTTTTGTTGTCAAAGTACTTTACGCCGTTTTTGTCGCTGAACATAAATCGATCGTCGTCTACTCTTATTGTTCCGATGTTGTTGCCATCACGCTCGACGATCCAAAACTTGTCTTTAATAATTGGTTTTGCTTTTGTTATCATTAATCTACATACTCCTCGTCTTCTTCTTCATCTTCTATATAGAAGATATCACCATGTAGTCCACTGACTATTTGGTTATTCTTGCCTATTACTACGTAGTGTCCGGGCATGTTGTGGATTTCAGATAAGATCGTACAAATCTTGTACTTCTCGCGCCCGTTAAACCCCAACATTGCTAGGTAGTTCTTCTGGTACTGTGCTTCAAAGTCTTCAACGTTGAGGATCACTGACACAGCAATGCCCTTGCTAGCAGCATCGACTAGTTCTTGTTGGGTCTCAAATGCTAGTAGCTTCATTGTGTGTACCTTGCGTTGAGTGGTTCTGCGTACTGCTGTGCCTGATCTGCAATTCTCTGCATATCCCACTTGGCACAGAACTTCATTAGTCGTAGTCCGACCTGACTTACGGTTTTTGTTTCGATGTTATTTACCGTCTCGTCGATAATTGCACGAATGTCTGCAGGCTGTGCACTCAGGTCGCACAATGTGACGTTACGATTGTAGTCGTCTACTACACGATGTTCTTTGCCTTCGTGATCAGTCCAGCGTTGCAGCATCATATTATTCCAGTTGAAGCCTTTGTTGTTCTTATCGTCAAACGCCTCTGCTAGACCAACCTTGTTTTTAGTGCCTTTCTTGCGCACGCCTGGGTATGCAGAGAATACGTTATCGCTTGTGTCACCGCGCATACACTTTTCAAACAGTTGCCATTCAGGATGCGGAGCAGGCTTTGGAGCCTGTGTCTTCTTTTCGATAACTTCCTTGCCTTTGTCGTCAAAGTAGCCGTCGATAGTGATGGTCATATTAGCAACACCGTTGTATTGCTTGACGTTAGGTGCAATAAGCTGAGCAAAATCGCCGTCTGTTGAGATAATAATGTGATTGTCGTCCGGATGATTTTGAATAAAGCCAGCGATCAGGTCGTCGGCCTCTAACTGCGGGTCGCGTAATACGGTACAGTTGGTCTTTTCTTTGATGAAGTTAGTAAATTCTTCGTAGATTTCCCAAAACGCTTGGTCTTCCTCTTGCTCGCGCTCGGTCATTGCCGCTTTTACTTCTTTGCGATTGCGTTTGTAGGGTGCGTAGAAGTCTTTGCGCCAGCTACGGCCTTCTAGGTTGAAGACAACATGGTCTGCGTTGAAGTCAGTCCATGCTTTCTTGATTGAGTTGAGGGTGATGTGTAGGGCCATGCCAACTTTGTGTCAATGTCGCCGCGTACCACATGTCGTGCGCGGAAAAAAACATTTGCGGTGTCTGCTAGAATGTAAGTCTTGTTCATGTATAGTCCTATTGATTTGTCAGGTTATACGTAATTATAGCATCTTTTGCTGCAAAGTCAAGAACTTTATACACTACTCCAGCGCATAAGCATTAGAGTGCGGTACTTTTCTTCATCGAAAATGATATAATCTTCGTCTATACGATATCCTGTATTAAATGTTGCTATAAGCCATTTGACGATTTCGATCTGTCGAGCTTGTGTACAATCGTTACAGACAACAAGATACTTAGTGCCTGTAGAAAGCTCAACATCTTCGGCTACAAGTTTATTGTTCAGCAACGGCATCCAGTCATCGTATGATTCTACGGTCCATGTTGCTTTTAGCTTACGGGTTGGGGTGTTAACTGTTGTCTTTTTTATTTTCATTAGTCTTGCATATTGTCAAGTTCATCTTTCTTCATCCACGGAAACGTTTCTGTAAACAACTCCGGGCGCGTTAGTGCGAACCACCACAGTCGAATGTGATTGATTCTATTACTTGAGTCAGCAGGTGCATTTTTTGTCCTCGCAAATTGAACCAAGGTAATTAGGCCAATTGCTGTTGCAAATATTCCTGCTATTACTAGTAATGCAATTAATACCTTTACTAAAAACAAAATTATCGCTGTCATGATACCTCCGAACGGCTGTTGCCCAGTGATTCGACGTTGATATAGCCTGCTGCTCTGCTCTGCGGATCAACACCTTCTTCTGAAAGCATTTGGCTCACAATATCACGGAACCAACGGTCTACTACTTCTTCTTCGGGGTCGGCTTCCTCGCCGTATCCTGCTTGTTTTAATGATACAATAAACTCGTTGTTCCAGTCAAGCTCAAAAAACCCGTTACGGATATTATCTTCGTTAACGTGGGTTTCGATAACATCTACCCAAGGCTCGCCTTTCTTTGTTGCTCGGTCCTTGGGCGACATTTTAGCAAGCTCGCGGTCTTCTTTAACACGGGCTGCTTCTGCTGCTTCTTTAGCTTCTAGCTCGGCAACTTCCTTGCGTTTCTTTGCTGCTGCTTTTTCATACTCTAGGTGTTCTTTTCTAGCTAGCTCAAGACGAGCCTCTTCTTCTGCTCTTGCTCGTTTGATTTTCTCTATGCCTGTGATCTTTTTCCAAATTCCCATAATAGCTCCTTAATGTGCGTATTTATGTGCCCCAATGTACTATTAAACCGTATCCTGCGTCTTTAATTTTGTTTTCGTAGTAAATCGTTTTTTCGTATAGTTCTTTCATTTTAACTTTTAGTATTGGGTGTTGCTCTTCTGGATCATACGTGTTAGGGCATCCGTGCCAGAATCTTCCGTGATATAAGTAAACCGTGTTAGTGTCATAATCATATCCGTCTACGGTGTAGTATACGTCCTCTAAAAATACTTGTCTGCCTATGACGTTTAAACTATCTAGCCATTTAGTTTCTGCTTTGCTCACGCTTGCTTGATTGCCCCAGCACGGCTTGAAATTTATATGCGCTGCAATTCTTGATCTTTCTCTGTTGTTTTCTTTTGAACAAGTAGGACACGCTTCGTTCACTACACTATTGCCTACTAGGCTTCTTGTCCATTGACTAAATTCGCCGTGTACTTTACATTCTACAATAATCTTTCGTCTTTCTGTTGGGTCAAATCTAGCATTCGATAATATATAGTGATCGTACCATCTTTTCTTTATTTCTTGTACTCGATCATTGATAGTCTTTTTTTGTGCTGGTATTCTATTTTCGTGGTATCCTGTTTGACAGCAATATTTGCGAGATATTAGTTGCCATCCAAATAATTCATAAGTTCCATGCTTGCACTTGTACTTATATTTTGCGTCGACGCCTTTGTATTCGTTTATAAAAACTTTTATATTTGTATTGGTGTCATTTACTTTGTGTAAAAACTCTTCCTTACTATATTTGTTAATTGGATTAGTCATAAGTGTCCCATTTATTACTTAAAATTATTTATCTTTTTTGTAATAAATGGGACACTTTTTAGGTTACGTAGACCATGCATTGCCGAACAATTGAATATGAAGTCTTGGAGAGAATCTCCAGCCCTGCTTCATTGCAATTTCTGCAACCTTAGGTTCGTTCATTTCATATTCTTCGCTGCGACCGCCTAGTGGCATCAAGTACACCGGACATTCCACGCCTGCTAATCTGTATTCCGCCACAGCTTTATGTACTTCTTCAACGTCGATCTGGTCTGCTACAACAAACTTTAGATACATATCGCTGTTAGGTAGACTGTACTTGTATGTTGCAACTACTTCTGGCTTGATCGCTTGTGCCCACTCTTCGCCGCTTACTGTTAGTTTAGGCGAACAACTCCATGTTAGTTTAATACGAGGACGACTAGCAAAGAGATCTAAGAAAGACTTCTGTGCCTGTTGCGTACCGTTTGTTTCGATTGTGATATTTTTTAGGTCCTGCATACGCGGGTGATCTAATAGATGTGGCCAAAATCTTTGCCACAGCATAGGTTCGCCGCCGGTTAGAATAAGATGGATGTCTTGTCCGTTGTCCATAGTCCACTTACCTTCTGGTGTAAGACTCAGCAAGTGTTCGACAACTTCG